AGCATGTTCATAATGCAAAGATACAAAATACTATGAAACTAAAAAAACTCCCCAGTATTTTTCCACTGAGCCGGAATCGCCCTTTGTTCATGCGGAGCACTCCGCATAGTGTGGAGATGCTGACAGACAGAATACGGCGGTTCGCCTTCCACGTGTTTTTATTGCCCTTTGTGGCGGAAAGCATTGTAGTGGTAGCAGACGAGGAAGTGCGAGCCGCTTTTTTCGTACCCCTACGTCAGACCGCACCCGACGGAATCGGGCATAAGGCTACAACTACAAAATTATGCAAACAACTGCATCAATCCAGCGCACGGCTCAGTTGCGCCCGTTGGGCATCGGCAAGGCTTCGATCGAGGCTTGGCTCAACGCAAAGAGTAAAGTAATGACAAATATGTTCGGAATGGAGGTGACTCGGCTTGAGGGGCTTCGTGTGTACGGGGCTTTCGGCCTCATGACGGTGGGGGCTGCGCTGAGTGGCGTGAGCCTGCTCGTCACGGCTCTGTGTGTAGCCCTGGCGGGTTACAACGTGTATAAGCTCAACGTGGAGCATCCAGAGGAGAAAGGAGGTGAGCGATGAATACTCAGCATAAGGAGACAGTGGGCTACACAGAGCGACACTTCGACGAGATGTCCATCGTGTTGGTAAATGCAACACCGGCACCCGAAAACCGTTTTCAGAGACAAGTGTGCGAGGTTCTGTACGGCGCTCTACACGGTTTGGTGTTTCGCACCGACGACTTCGAGCTGCTCAAGCGTAATGTCATGAAGGCACTGGAACGCATCGACAAGGTGTGTCCGCGCAAGGGCCGTCGTATGTCAACCCTTTATAGCGAGTTGGGCACAGACCTATTGGGCAGACTGAGGCGTGTCAACAATCTCGACATCGGTGAGATAGTTGAGTCTAAGGATGTTTTCATTAGGGCCTGCGTCGTCAAGTTTATGCCAATCCAGGGCTTATTATACAAGACTGAGGAGGGTGAGCCTTATCTCTTTGCATCGCCACTCAGTTCCGACCGCATTATGTGGGCAGATTATTATAACAACACTTTGGAAGAGAAAGGAGGTGAGGGATGAGCGACAACAACATTAACCCTATAGGAGTACTTACCGACAGGGACAACCTCGAAATCAAGATTCAGCTATTGCACGACACCATGAGCCATCTGCTGGCAGAGACAGCCGAAATGGTCGACCCTACAGAAATGAGGGATGTGCTTGACTTGATGCGCAATCTTAATGAACTTAGTAAACAACTCGAAAACGTATTGGAGGCATTATGATAGAAGAATCTGAAGCAGAGAAGGTAGACAAGCAGAACGCTTTCATCACCGAGGTGCTAAACTCTTATTTCGCCTCGCGCTCGCCGCTGCCCGGCAAGAGCGAGCTGGGCGAGCCACTGACCCCAGAATACAAGACGACGACAGACATTGCCGACGATCTTGCCGACATCCTGCCCGTTCCCAAGCAGGATATAGTATACTATCTGAAGACCAACGGCTATCATCTGAAGACTGCGGCCGACGGCTCGCTGCGTTGGGAGATATGGCGCGACTGGAGATATTTATTGTAATATCATATAGTACATTTTTTTACATTGTCTGGCGGCGTGTTCTATGAGAATAGGGTACGTCGCTTTTTTTGTATTCTTAGGTTCGGGCTTAGTTAGCTATCTTTGTGACAGATAAAAAAAAAGAATAGCGATGATAACAATCACTCAATCAATACCGGCTACGTGCTTTTCTGCCAACATCCCCGACGTGGAGTTCGGCATCGGTGGGTATCGTGCTGCCGTGGTGATGACAGTAGACGGCGTGGAGATATACAACGAGCGTCTGTATCCCGTAGGGGGTAAGATACAGCTCTGCGAACTCGACTGCCTGCTTGGGCCTTACGCCCGCCAGAGCCTTAAGATAGCGCTTGGCATAAAGATAGTGGAGCAGACCGACAGCTCGGACGCTGCTGACACGAAGACGATAAGCGCCGACATAATATATAGCGCTGCCGACATAGGCATGAGTGCCGCCGACTTCATGGCCAAGCGCTTCCTCACGCTGCTTGAGGGCGAGAAGGTGACGGCACTGAACCGCCTGGAATACCTGCACTTCATCGGCACGGAGGCGGCTAAGGTGACGGCTGAATATGACGACGGGTCGACGAAGGCGTTTGATGCTGATGTGGTGGCAGGCAATGACAAGTATACAACTATAGACGTATCGGCCAATAAGTTTGTGGCTGACGGCAAGGTTCTGGTATGTTATGATGTCCAGGCTGGGGCGCGCAGCTTCCGGTTCACAATCGACTTTGACGAGCCCGACTGTGCCCCGGTTCTGGTATTCGTTAACTCGTTTGGCGTGGAGGAGCTGCTCTACTGCACGGGCACTCACACCGTAGCACCAAGCTATAAGCGTGACAGCGGCTACATAGGCCGCTACAACCGCAACTACAACATCGTGGAGACCCGACAGTTCAAGGCTGACACGGGCATCATGACGTTTGCGATGGCGAACTGGGCCGACGAGCTGCTGCGCTCGCAGGAGGTGCACGTGGTGAACTTCAAGGACGGGCATGCCAACGTGGGCAAGGAGGTGACCATAACAGACTCGAAATCGGAATACAGCAACGACGACGACGAGCTGCCCCGCTTCACCTTCACGTACCAGTATGCCCAGCGCAACCACAACGTCGTTGACGTGCTGCGGTCGGGCCGTATCTTCGACAATACTTTCGACAATACTTTCAACTGATGGCAATTCATTTCAGCGACATGCTACGCCTGCTTGACCAGGCTTACCAACACCGCACGCTCGTAGACGTGAGGGCTTGGGAGGGAGGCACGGGCAAGGTGCTGCACTATAAGGGGTGGCTGGTGCATCACGTGAACTGGCGTGGCGGCTACATCCGTCTGCGCAACCCTAAGAACCGTGAGCTGCGCACGCTGCCCCAGATATTCATATTCTTCATTAACAATAAACGTGTGTTCTTATGACAAAAACCAATACTACTCTGCAGGCGACTTCGGCCGGGCCTGATGCAGATGGCTTCCGCCGCTACCATATAGTGCCTTCGGGCTTCGGGGCTTCGAGGGCTGTGGCTTCGGTGAACTCGGAGTATGGCGGCGACTCGTGCGAGGTGTTCGACGACGAGGATGTGCCGGGAATGCAGGGCATCCGTGACATAAAGGTGGGTGACCGTGCGTACAAATATGTGCAATGGGGCTGCGACGACCAGCTGCCCTACCGTGTGCGCAAAGAGATTATGAGCAATATGGTGACTGCCCAGTGCCAGCAGTTTAACGTAACTTCGTGCTACGGGCAGGGGCTGCGCTTCGTAGACCGCAAGACGAAGCTCGACATTACGGACAAGGAGATACTGGACTTCTGCCTGCGCAACTCGCTGCAGGAGGTGTTTCTGGAGCAGGCTACGGACATGAAGTTCTACTCGTTCTCGGTGACTGTGATAATCCTCTCGCGCGACGGCACCAGGATCGTGAAGGTGCGCAACAAGGATGCTGCGTACTGCCGCTTTGAGTATGGTGGGAGCACGCAGTCGGGCAATGCCGAGCATGTGTTCTACGGCGACTGGCGGCTGGGCTTCTTCAACGAGCAGAACATAGAGTGTATAGAGCTGCTTGACTACTGGGACCCGCTGGGCGACCTGCGTGTGCGCATGGGGCTGGAGCCTGACCCTGCTACGGGGCTGAAGCTGAAGGCGACGAAGCAGCGCAAGTTTGCTATCGTGAGCCGTATGGCGACACCAGGCTGCCAGGTGTACCCCCTGCCCTACTACTCGTCGATATTCAGGGATGCGTGGTTTGACATATACCGGCTGATAGGTATAGGCAAGCGCTACATGATAAAGAACACGTCGGCCCCAAGGGTTCAGATAGAGGTGCACGACGACTACTGGGATAATGTGTGTGACAACGAGTGCATAAGCGACGAGCGCAAGCGCCGTGAGCGCAAGGAGCAGGAGAAGCAGAACATCATAGACTTCGTGACGGGCATAGAGAATGCCGGCAAGGCGATGATATCGGGCTACTACGTAGACCCTAACGGCAAGGAGAACCGCATGGTGCGCATAGTGCCCCTGAACGATGCTGGCAAGAAGGAGGGCGGCAACTGGAGCGACGACATGAGCGAGGCTTCAAACGCTCTGTGCTTCGCCCATGGGGTGCATCCTAACCTTGTGGGGGCTACTCCTGGCAAGAGCCAGATGAACAACTCGGGCAGCGACAAGCGCGAGCTCTTCACGCTGAAGCAGGCTCTGGAGAAGCCTTGGCACGACGTGATGTGCAAGCCATACCACGTGATTCTACACTACAACGAGTGGAATGAGCGGGCTACGGTAGACGTGCCGATGCTGATGCTGACTACGCTCGACGAGAATAAGGATGCCAAAAAGGTGTCGGGCGATGCCAACGCCAACACTTAACACTTAACACTTAACACTTAACACTTAACACTTAACACTTAACTCTATGGACATAGTGATTGACAAACAAGACTTTGAGTGGTCGCTGCCGGTGGGCATGAGCGCTCATGACGAGGTGTTCGAGTCGGTGAAGCCTGCTATCGATACGGCTCTCGACAATTACTGCATCACATTGCTTGGCGATGTTGGCATTCAGCAGGTTATGGCTGCTGAGGAGAGCACTGCCTTAAAGCGTTACTTTAAGATGATGGTGTGCATAGACGGCTTTCTCCAGGTGCTGCGCCAGCTTGACCTAGTGCTTACGCCTACGGGCTTCGGCATAGTGAGCAACGACACGGTGTCGCCTGCGAGCAAGCAGCGTGTCGATGCGCTTGAGGCACAGCTGCGCACGGCTCTGTGCCGAGCACGAGCCATGACGGTGCATCTGCTGCGCTCGCCAGAGTGGGGCTGCACGGCTAAGGCTGTGCGTGCGATACGCTATGTTTATACCGATCATTACTTCTTCTTTGCGTCGGCGAGCTCGGGGGCTTACTCGTATAAAGACTGGCAGAACATGCAGCCTATTATCCAGCGCACAGACGAGCTGCTGCGTGTGCGCTTCGGCGACGAGCAGACAGACGACTTGCTGGACGCTTACCGCCGTGACGACCACGACCGTCTGACGGCTTATACGACTGCGCTGCAGCTGACGTGCGACTTGACGGACCGTGCCGCTGCGAGCAGCGAGGACGTGCGGGGCACGGCTCTGTGGCGCCGTATGGAGCGTGAGCTAGAGGGCAACGGCGAGGTGTACCGGCTGTATCACGGGAGCGATGCGTACAAGGCTGCGCACGTGGAGCCGTTCGGCAACAAGAAGGAGTCGACGGCTTTCCTCTTTAACGGCTAAACATTCAACATTCAACACTCAACATTCAACATTATGGAATTAAGCTGTCCTACTTCGTGGCGTGAGCTGAGCCAAGAGCAGCTGCGGTACGTGCTGTTTCTTCTGGCGACCTTCGCCGACCCGGTGGTTGTAAAAACCTACATGTTTATCAGATTTGCGGGTGTATATTTAATCGAGAAAAACCGCTGGGGTTGGAAGTGCTCGAAGGATGGCAGGGTGTTTTATCTGAAGCCGTGGCAGATACATTCATTCTTAGGGCAGCTGGAGTTTGTTGACAGCTTGGAGACGATGGACAATCGGTTGGAGGTTGTGCAGGGTCTTAAGGCTGTCAACGCTCTGCTTCAAGAGGATGCTGAGACGGGGCGCATAATTAGCTTCCACGAGTATCTGTGCATGGAGCAGAGGTATCAGCGGTTCTTGATGAACCGTGACGATGACCAGATAGACATTCTCGCCTCGTTTCTCTACCGTAGGGCCGACGGCTCACGCCCTGCGGAGCTGACGCTGACTGCTGCGGAGCGTGTGGGTGTGCTGGCGTGGTTCGGTCATATTAAATATGTCATGTCGCATGCTTTCCCTAACCTGTTCCGCAAGTCAAAAGGCGACGATGATATTTCTGACCTCTCGGTTATAGAGAGCATCAACGTACAGCTACGTGCTCTGACAGACGGCGACGTGACAAAGGAGGCTGCTGTGAAGGCTGTAGACTGCTGGCGTGCCCTGACCGAACTCGACGCTAAGGCCAAGCAGGCAGAAGAGTTCCGACGCAAGTACCCCAACACTTAACACTCAACATTCAACATTACACATTATGAAAGACCTCTTTCCTGCTCTCGAATACTTCACTCAGCTGGCTGCTGACAACCGCCTCGCTTCTGAGCAAGGCTTCTATCCGTGCCTCTGCTCCGGCCCTGACTCCATCGATGGCGTTATGCAGGGCTTCAAGAAGCATCGTAACTTCATCATGGTTGACGACACGACCTCGCAGCAGACCTTCAGTAATGGTGTCGGCTTCTTCCGTCGTGACGTGTACACGGTGTTCATACTCGCCGGCTATCGTGCTGATGACATGACAGACCGTGAAGCTAAACTCAATATGTGCCGCACTCTGTTCCGGCAGTTCCACTCCCGACTGCTTCACGATCGCGACGAACTGGGCGATGAGCGCCTGACGTTCCTCGACCTTCACAACGTCTACTCTAACGAGTTGCCCCGATATTCGTACAACGGCGTGACGGGGCTGTACTTCATGATACGCAACGAGCAACCTATTGATATCAGTTATGACAGAGCGGAGTGGGTTAAATAACATGTCTGAGGCTGAGCACTCCAAATGGTTGCAGGGGTGGAGCGACTTTATGGTGAAGATGTGGCAGGAGAAGATGCTGCAGTTTGCTCCGCCGGTGTACGATACGGGTGCTCTCTCGCGTTCGGTGCAGGGCGTGGTGCATCCGGGTCCGGTGACTACTATTGAGCACCGTTTCTTAGAATACGGCATATACGTGGCTCGTGGTGTGGGCAATGGCTACAACCGTGGCAACGGTGGCGACTTGAAGTTTCTGAAGGACTGGAAGACCAATCCTCACCACAGGCAGAAACGTGACTGGTTCAGTAAAAAATATATGTACTCCTTACACCGCCTGAATGAATTCGAGGCTGCCTATTACGGGCAGACTTATCAGGGACTGGTGTCGTCGTTCTTGTGGCAGCTCTTCGGGGGCGGACAGAATACGATTGACAGGAGTGTTTCGCAAATGTAAAAATATGGCTACAGATAATGATGTTATAAAAAAAGAGCTTGAGGGCATCCGCGACGAGCGCCGCACTCATGCTAATACGGCTCAGCGCATAGGCAATGCTATGCTGTCGCTGCTGGGGCGTGTGGAGAATGTCGGTGGCAACTTTCTGCGCAAAGACAAGGCGGATACGGCACAGAAGATGATACGCTTTATGGAGGGGCTGAAGCTGGGCGAGGGCGAGATGGGGCTTGACGCTAAGGGCGGGGCTGTGCTGAGCGACGTTGTGGTGGACCGTGTGCATGACGCTAAGTCTACGCCTGCCGACCGCGTTATGGTTGGCGCTCAGGGCTTCGACCTGTACATGGGCGATGACGGCAAGAGTCACATGTACGTGGATTATCTCGTGGCGCGCGCTAAGTTTTTTGCGGCGAGTGCGGAGGTGCGCAAGGTGTCGTACTCGGGGGGCACGACCATCTTCTCGAACGCCGGCTCGACGATTGCAAAGGTGACTTATGTGTTTGATGCTGCGGGCAAGAGGGTTGTGGCGTATAAGTGTTATGCTCTGGCTGACGACGGCACGACGAGGACTGCGAACTGGTGGCATGTGGGCATGATGGCTCTGTGCCAGACGTTCAACGTGAAGGCGGGTGTGGGCGACGGTCTGCAGAACAGATACTACTGGCGCATGGTGATTGGTGTGGGTCAGGAGACGCTGGAAGACGGCAAGCTGTATGACTATGTGATACTGTCGAACGTGAGGGATTTTGCGGGTGGCGAGGCGATGCTTCCGAGCCGCGGCGTGAGGGTGCTGGCTGACGAGACGGGCAGGGTGCTGCGCTGGGGCGGTGTGGCTGTGGCTACGGTGTATGACGGCGAGCTGGTGTCGATGGCTGAGCTGTTTGCCAAGGCGGAGGGCAGGACTACTGACGACGGGGGCAACGTGATTGCGCAGAGGTGGTTCTACGGTTATGAGGCTGTGAACGGCGGCGAGCCGGATGCTCCTGCTGCGGGGGATGTGATTGTGCAGGTGGGCGACCAGATAAGGTGGAAGAGCCACGGCAATGTAATCAAGCTGTCGACATCGACTGAGGACAATGCTACGGACTCGGCTCCTGCAATCACGATGTATCACCAGATTGGCGCGCTGTGGGAGACTGGCGCTAAGGACAGCGCGGGGGAGCCGGTCAGGAATCCGTACCAGTGGAAGGAGGTGACGTGTGTGATATCGCCTGGGCGTGTGCTGCTGAATGCGCGGAGGTTCAAGCTGTTCACGGACAGCGTGGACAACATCATTGAGCCTTATGTGGTGATGTACACTGTTGTGCCGAGCTGCCAGTGCCTTGTGAGGCATACGGCTACACGGTCGACGACTCCGGAGGTGATCGGGGCTGAGACGGTGAAGCGTGTGGGCAATACGACAGAGCTGCTGAGCAGCAGCGACGTGAAATATATGGCTGACGTGGTGTGGCAGGACGGCGGTGTAGAGACAACGGGCTTGACGGATGTGCACACGAGGGGTCTGTACTACGTGAAGGCGCTGAAGATTAAGGCTTATATGCTGAAGACGGGGCAGCTGCTGGCTGTGTGTGACATTGCGGTGACGAGTGACGGCGAGCAGGGTGCTGACGGCAAGCCGGGCACTGACGGCAAACCGGGGGCTGATGGTGCTGACGGTTGGGACGGCAAGGATGCTGCCGTGGTGGTGATTAATCCGTCGGTGCTGACGGTGGACACGGTGAAGGACGGTAGCGGCAACCCTCGTGTTGACTGCTCGGACGAGAAGGTGAAGGCTGATGTGAGGATTGAGCGTGAGGGTGTGTCTATAGTCAGCGAGTGTGACCGCTACGAGGTTGTTGACAAGATGGGCTGTGCGGCGCATATCGCTGATGGGGGCACGTCGAGAATGCGCATTGTGATTGACTCTATAACGCGCGACGAATATATGGTGGGCAGCACCAAGCGGTATATTCCACGCACTACGGCTACGGCTACGGTGAGGATTCATTGCTCTACTAACAATAGTTATTATTACGCTACGCTGACGGTGAATGTGAATGTGTCGGCGGTGTGGAGCGAGCTGACTATCACGTCGGAGAGTCTGTCGTCGAAGTATTCGGAGATTAGCAACAGTGTCAAGGGCATGCGTAAGGAGCTGACGCAGTATGACTCGAAGATTGAGCAGACGGCACGTAATATTGCGCTGAAGGTGTCGCAGACGGCTGTGGGCAGGAAGAACCTGCTGGTGGGGAGTGCGCTGAGACGGCAGGGTGAAGGAGTGTTTCTCGTTGGTGATTCCTTTATTTCTATACTTGAACAATATAACGGAGTTAATTCGATTTGCTGTTCAAAAAGAGGTTTCACAGGTCTTAAATGGTATTATAATCCGTATACGGGAGGTCGTAATGTCAAAGTCGAGAAGGGTAAGAAATACCATTTCTCAGTGATGGCAAAATCGACGACACCTATTACTGTGTCATTAGAGGCGGTTTGGACAAAGAATGCTACAAGTGTCGATTCGGCAGAAGGATATAAAGGGCCTAATGGCAGTGGCTTTGTGGCGCAGAAAACGGTGGAAACCCAATGGGTGATTCTTGAAGGAGTTATAACAGTGCAACCTGATGCTCCTTATGAATACATACAGGTAGACATTCTTACAATTCTTGATAAAGATGGCGCATTTTACCTGTGCCAGCCTATGTTGGTCGAGGGCGACGAATATGTGGGCTGGTCGCTGTCGGAGGAGGATGCTGAGTATATCGGGGGCAATCTGCTGGATAATACAGATACGCTACAGGTTGGTGGTAATTTGGGTGTAGCGCAAGGAACTCTACGTACTGATGATAGTTCATATAAGGGTTTCCCGACAAGGCAGGCCAATTTGATTAATGCTTCGGCGTATATTGACCTTATACAATGGAACTTTGATAAGTCTGACGTGCTGGTAAAAGGTCAAGACTATATGTTCAGCTTTTGGGCTAAGGGCAACAAGGGCGGCAGTTTCGCGTGCTTCATGTATGGCAGCCAAGCCACAGCTGCTGTTTTTGTGGAAAAAGAGAATGGTATGAGTTATAACACCATTACTACTATTGACGGACACGCACCTATATCTATTGACGAGGATTATGCTTGGCGTAAATACTGGGTGCACTGGCGTATTTGCGCTGACGACAAGCCTAAATACGTGATGATACGCTGCCAGAAAGGCACTGACCTATATGTCTCTCAGCCTAAGCTGGAGTATGGGGCTACGGTGACTGAGTATCGTGCTACGAAGACGGGCTACATTGAGGACAAGAGTGTGGCGGGGAAGCTGCTTGAAGCAGGCATCGACATTGACAGCAAGCAGATTACGATGACGGCGGATAATACCAGGTTCCGCACCCGTTCGGGGCAGGAAGTGGCTGTGTTTGACGAGAACGGATTGAACGCCTCGCTGGTAAAGGCGCAACGGCTTGAAACGGAGGGCGCAGAAGCGGCTGTGAAAATCGAGGGCGGCATGATTGCGGTGCTCGGTCGTGCCGGTGTGCCTAACATCAAGTTCGGTGTAAATAGCGACGGATATGCTGTGATGCAATATTTTGACAATGCCGGCAATATGCTGTATGACTTAGGTCCTGCGGGTCTGGCTAAAATTGAGACACAGAAGGCATCGATGATATTCTCAGAGTGGATAGATGTGAGGGGAGCTAATTTGGCAGCACCGTATATTAAGAAAAAGACGTATACAAGTAGTAAAGGCTCATATAGTCTTGATTTTAATGTCGCGAGCTCGGAAGCAAATGATAGATTGCTGTTCGGTAAATATGCTCAACCCGGTACGTTGGTGTCAAAGAATTTGGGCTTTACACAATTGACGCATCTGTATCTGTACAGTGCTCCACGTGTCGATGGCGCAATTGTTTCGGATGATGACTCACGTAGAGGTTTTGGTAATAATTTGGATTTGACAAAAGCTGCAGATGGTGTCTATTTTACAAAGGAGTGGCCTCTTGCTGAGAATGGCAAACTTACAAATGTTGCTACCGGGCCGTATATACCTGCTGATGCTAAAATCAAGGATAATATGCAAGGTAATATCTTGCTGCTTGAGGGTACGGAGGTAATGATGATGCCATGCTGCTACTTTAGCGGTTGGATGGAGCAGAGAAAGCTGACTGCATACTTGAAGCCGGTCATAACAAGACTTAAAATATTCAGTTGGCAGGAAATGCAGATTAGTGCAAATAGCGGATTGACGCCGCCTATACAGCAGTAGACATAAGATAAAAAAACATTGAGATATGACAGATTATGAAATTGTAGACGTTACGAAGCTTCAGAAGGCTGAGAGCGTAAAAGATGGTGACACGCTGCTGCTGATACGCCAGCAGGGCGACGGCACGAGTATATGTATGCGCACTGACGGCGCACAGTTTAAAGGCACTGATGCCTATGACGTGGCGAAGGCTAACGGCTTCAGCGGCACGCGCGAGGAGTGGGCGCAGCAGGTGGCGAGGATTAATGAGGTGTCGGCGGCGATAGACAACGCTAACGACACCGCCAGCCATCCGACGAAAATCGGCAGCGACAACTATGTGTATGAGTGGGACAAGGCGGCAAAGGCTTACCAGAAGACCGGCATCCTCGTCAAGGGCGACAAGGGCGAGACGGGCGCTACGGGCGCACAAGGAAAGCAAGGCCCGCAGGGCGCGAAGGGTGAGACGGGTGCCAGGGGCGCTACGGGCGCAACCGGGCCGCAGGGTGCTCAAGGGGCTAAAGGCGACCGTGGCGAAAACGGCAAATCGCCGATCATCAAAAACGCATCGTGGTGGATTTGGGACGAGGCGAGCGGTGCGTACAAGGACAGCGGCATGTCGGTGTCGTCGCAGTATACGCTGACAAAAGGCGCCGTGGAGGGTGTGCTGACGGGTGATGTAAAATCGCACTCGCACAGCGCTTATGCTCTGACTACGCACACGCATAGCGAGTATGCAGCTGCTGACCACAACCATGACGGTAGCTATGCAGCTGTAAATCATACGCATGACAATTACTACACTAAGGCAGAGGTTGACGGCAAAGGATATCTAACTGGGCATCAGTCGCTGGAGGGTTATGTGAATGATGTCCGGCAATCAAATGTGTATAGTACCGATAATATGGGAGTTTCGGATATAGTAAAGTCTGGTAATATACTTAAAGTATTTCGGGATCGATTTGTAAAACAGAGAACGCTGCTTGATTATGTAAAGACAGAAAATCTGGGCACTGCTATTGACGAGTATGCGAAACACAATGGGTATCTGACAAAGGAGGATTTGAAGGAAACCGTTGTCATTAAGCTGGTGTCGGACAAATCGGAGGCGGACGCCAACTTGAATGGGGCAAAAGTTACTGTGAAGAGTGGTGACACAACAGTGAGCACACAGACTTGGCAGGGTACTCCTATAAAGGTTGAGGTGCCGTGCGATAAGGAAGTGACAATAGAGGCTGCTGTTGTAAAGATGTATATGAAGCCAAAGGTGTTGAAATATGTGCCTTCAGTACTGTATAACAGAGAGGTGACATTTACGTATAAGGCTTTGGAGACTGGAACATATATCATTGATAAAAATAATAGGACCTATAAAACAGCAAAAGAATTTACAGACTCGGGTACAGATATTAAGGATGTCATCGGCACACTGCTCGTTACAGATAATGTGGCTATTGTGGTAGCCAACTATAAAACAGATTATGTCTCATGGGGTCCGGATGTGCTTGTTGATGGATGTACAGTTGCTAATGATGCAGCTACAGCTGTTCAGGACTTTGCTGGTGCAGCAAATACGACAGCCATTATGAAGGTGGTTGGCTCAGCATCTGTTGAAACCGCAGCCTCTGCATGTCATAACTATATATTCGGAAATGGCAGAAGGGGGCGTCTTATGTCAGCAGGCGAGGTTGTTGCACTAAAACAAATGTACTATGAAATACAAAAATTGATGAGTAACATAGGCATAGAAAGCAGCTCTATACTAGATGCACGTTATTACTACTGGACTTCTACGCAAGCAAATTCTGACAAAGCTTATAGATTAAGATTTTATGACAACTCTCCAAGCAGCGATTTTAAATCTAATCTAAATTGTGCTATCCCCATCTATTCACTATACGACTAAAAACAAGTAAATAAAAGTAAAAGGGAAGGATGATATGAAAGCAAGTGACATTTTGATTGATAAACTGAAGCAGGTGGAGGGGTATCGGGCCAAGGCGTACCGATGCCCTGCCGGTGTGTGGACGTGTGGGTACGGTCATACCAAGAGTGTGACGGCTCGCACGGTGTGCGACAAGGCGAAGGCTGAGGAGTGGCTGAGAGCTGACCTTGCTCCTATCGAGTCGTTTCTGTCAGCCATACCCGAGATTTGCAAGACGCAAGGGAGGTTTGACGCGTGTGCCGACTTCTGTTTCAACGTCGGGATAAACGCCTTTCGTAGCTCTACTCTCCTCAAGCGCATACGGCGCAAGGAGTCAGTGGCTGCTATCCAGGCGGAGTTCTTGAAGTGGGTATATGCAGGTGGCAAGCCGTTGGAGGGGTTGAAGACGAGAAGACGATGGGAAGCCGCCCGTTGGGCGGAATGACGAATTAGGAGTTAGGAATTAGGAGTTAGGAGTTAGGAATTGTCGGGTGCGGCGTTTTTTACAATCGATGCGTTATCGGTATCTTTGCTCATATTTTCAATGTTTAATGCTTAAAAGTTTGTATTATGATAGATAACATCCGTCATATGCTCGTGGGCATCACAATTGCCGTCTGGGCATTCCTCAAGCCTATCGAGGGCGACCTGCTCTCGCTGATAATAGTGTTCTTCCTGAACTTCTTCTTCGGCTACCTGTCAGGGCTGATAGCCAACCGCGAAGACTTCGAGTTGAAGAAGGCGCTGCGCTGCATTGCAGAGGCTACTATCTTCTTCGTGCTGTGCTGTGCCATCTACACGATAGGCAATCTGAAGCACCAGCCCGAGGGTGCTCTGCAGTGCGTGAGCTTCGTGACTTATGTGGTGCTGTGGTTCTACACGCTCAACATTCTCAAAAACCTCAAAAAGATGTTCAAGCGTGACACTACGCCCTGGCTTATCGTGTCGTTCCTATACTACATTCTGCGCTTCAAGTTCATCGAGCGCATTCCCGGCTTGACAGAGTATCTGTCTGTTGGGCGTGAATAACTATGTATATTGCGTATGAGATATTTCCGTATCTTCTTCGGCATCCTTGCATTGATGTGCCTTGCAGGGTGCTCCACGTGCAAGCCGGTGATTGTAGAGCGTGTGGTCAATAAGACTGACACGCTCTACAAAGCCCGTCTGCGCATCGATAGCTTCCGCATACACGACTCTGTATACGTGGAGACTCGCACCATGGGCGACACGGTGTACAAGACACGTGTAGAGTGGCGATGGCGTGACCGCATAAGCTGCAGGACTGACACGGTATACAAAACTGTGCTGCGGTGTGATTCAGTGCAGGTTCCGGTGCCGTTCAAGTACAAGACTTCATTGCGGGGTGGGCTTAATGACTTTTGGGTAAACATCATTATTATAGTGGTTTTCCTACTGCTCTGGTTTGGCATCGGAGCCTTTGTTCGCTATAAATTTCCATAAAGTTGACGATGGACTTTGTCACGTCAAATAATTTTTGTATATTTGGGGTGTAATAATTAAATCGTCTGCTATTATGGAATTCTTTTTTATATGCTATTTAGTTATAGTCTTAATAATTTTCATTGCTAATTGCTTTAGCAGTGACTCTTCTAGTGGGCGTGAGTCTGAAGAGCAAATGAGAATTAGATATGAGCAAAAAATACAAGAAATCAGACGTAAAACAGAAAGATTACAAAAAGAAAACGAGAGGCTAAGGAAAATAAAATTCTAAATCGTTTTGTCTTTTCCAATAGAAAATAAAAGTGCTACTTTTGGTTCCACAACCATTAGTAGCATTTTTTTTTATGGCAACAACTCAACAATTCGAAACAGTCGTCAAGCTCAATACGCAGCAAGCTAAAAATGAGTTGGCGGCTCTACAAAAGACTGTCGAAGACCTCAAGAAGAAAAAAGCTGAAGCTCTTCGTGACAATGGTTCGACAGTTAAGGATATTAATAGAATTAATAAAGAAATCAAGTCTGCCGAGGCGAATGTCAAGGCTTATCGTACAGATGTTAGCGAGACCATTGAGATTCTCAATGACCTCGGCTCGGCTTCTGTTGGTGATATAGAACGCGTGTCTCGCGTTCTTAAACGACAGATGAAGTCGGTGACTTCACCCAAGGAATATGAGGAACTTGAGCGACACATTGCTGATTGCACTGCTCGTCTCGACGAACTCAAACGCTCCAGTCATGCAACCATGTCTCAGTACAATCGTGCTATTGCCGAAGCTGAACAGCGCACAAAAAAATGGGATGATGAAAACAAACTTATCAATGCCACGCTAAACAATATCAGCGGTTCGTCGCTCAGAAAGCTTGAGACTTCGCTAAAGCTCGTAAACGAACAATTGCAGGATGCAGATAGAGGTTCTGATGCGTATAAGAAACTTACCAAAGATGCCAAGAAACTCAAAACACAGATAGAGGCTATCAATAAAGAGCAGTCTGCATCTAAAAGCCTTTTTCGCAGATCTGTCGATGTATTCAATGTCAACTGGGGCGTAATCTCACAGGCTATAGCCGCAGTTACTGGTCTTTCTTATACTATCCGTCAGTGTTCGGCCAACTATGCTCTGATGGACGAGCAGATGGTCGATGTCATCAAGTATACGGGGCTGGCAAAGGATAAGGTCGAAGAGCTAAATGAATCTTTTAAGCAGATGAATACCCGTACTCCTCGTGAAAAGCTCAATCAACTCGCAGGTGATGCTGGTCGTCTTGGCATTACTACTCAAGAGACTGTCGGCGAGTTTGTAGATGCCGCCGATAAGATTAATGTAGCACTTGGCGACGACCTTGGCGACGATGCTGTTAAAAATATAGGCAAGTTGGCACAGATGTTCGGTGACGACAAGTCCAAAGGCTTGCGTGGCGCAATGCTTGCTACGGGTTCTGTCGTTAATGAGTTGGCTCAGAGCAGTAGTGCTTCTGCAGGCTATCTTGTCGACTTCACCGCCCGTCTTGCTGGCGTCGGCAAACAGGCAGGTCTGACGCAGCAGCAGATTATGGGCTTCGCTTCTGTTCTCGATCAAAATATGCAGCAGGATGAGACTGCTGCAACGGCTATGCAAAATCTGATAGCCAAAATATTCCAGGAGCCGGCCAAATTCGCTGCGCTCGCAGGCAAGAGTGTCAAAGAGTTCACCACGCTTCTCAAGACTGATGCTAACGAGGCGCTGCTTCAGTTCTTCGGTGCTATGAAAAAACATGGTGGCTTTGATTCTCTCGCCCCTATGTTTGACCAAATGGGCATGGACGGTTCACGTTGTGTCAGCGTCTTCTCAGTGATGGCTGACAAGCTCGCAGATATTAAGACCGCTCAAGATATTGCTAATGATGCCTATGCTAAAGGTACATCTGTCATCGATGAGTTCAATACTCAGATGACATCAGCCCAGGCTCAACTTGACATGGCCAAGAAGAAATTCAAGGATTTGAGCATCGAACTTGGCAAAGAGCTACAGCCTGTGATCAAGTACACTATAAGTGGTGTGAGTCTACTGATAAAAACCCTTTACCAATTGATTGTCTTCACCAAGGCCCATATTGGTACTATAACCACACTTTCCTTGTCAATTGCAGCCGTGACTTTAGTTTATAAAGCTCAAGCTGTGCAGTTGGGCATTAATTTGGCGTGGGAGAAAATATTTTATGCGTATACTGCTACTTCCAATGCTTTGCTGACAGCAAAAGCGGCTATATTAAAGTCTTTGAAGACCGCATACTACCTTCTTACGTTCCAAGTAAAGAAGGCAAAGGTTGCCATGGACGAGATGAGGGCAGCATCCATTTCTAATCCTTATGCGGTTCTGTTGACGGTCATTCTTGCTCTCGGTGCTGGCATCTATTATCTCGTTAAATCCATACGAGAGCACAATAAGGCAGCTTATGAGAATCAGCTTGCCGTTCAGAAAATGCGTGCTACACACAAGGATATGACCGAAGCTCAGAAAGAAGCCAGTCAAAGTGTTGCTGAAGAAAAAAACCGACTCGCCCAACTTACCAATATCGTCAACTCTAACGCATATAGCTACGATGAGAAGAAGCGTGCTATGGTTGCACTTGAGAAGATTGTCCCTGGTTATCACCGTAACCTCAATAATGAGGCCAAGTTGATGGAGTCCAACAATAAGGCTATCAAGCAATATGTTGACAACCTTAACAATGCTGCTATGGCACAGGCTCTATATAACAAAATGGTGGAGCTGCAGGGCAAGAAGTTTGACCTCGACCAAGAGATTTCTCGCCACAAGCTCTCTGCTAAAGCAGTGCAAGCTGAGATTGACCGCCATTCTGATTATTACAATGGCACTCAGCAGCAGGTGGTTTACACAAGTTTCGGTACTATGTTGCCTACTGGCCAGAGGGTGGCTACGCAGGCTAATATCGCCAAGCACAAGGAACTTGACCAATGGAATGATGCAGTCAAGGAGTCTGAGCAGAGTGCAGCCATAGTGGAGGCTCGCATCAAGAATATCAATGTGTATCTCAAGAAAAATGTCGGTGTGGCAAAGCAATATAACGCCATTCTCGCTAAGGGTGGTTCTGACTCTTCTACCGTCTCTCCCGACTGGAATCCTAACACTTCCAAGGCGGGTAGCTATGTAGATTCCAAAGAGACCAAGAAGAGAGAGGCTGCCGCAAAGAAACAAGAGCGTGAAATGAAGACTGCTACCAAAGCTGCTTACCAGGCTGAGATTAAGGCTGCCAAGGATAAAACCGACCAAGAGCAAGCCAATAACATCATGGCGTACTCGCAGGGTGAGAAGACCTATACCGAGTTTCTTGATGCCCAACACGACATCACAACACGTGGCTACGAGTCATTGATGGCTGTCTACAAGAAGTATGGCGCCGAATACGGCCAATGGCAGGAGAAGATTGCCGACGAGCGACGTAAGCGAGAAGAAGACCACTCTAAGGCTCTAATATCTGACATCGAGCTTAATAGACAGCGTGAGATAGAAGCCGCTAATCGCGACTACAATGACTCTAACTCCAAGATCTACCATGATGAGGAAGCGCTTAATGAACGTCTTTTCGAGATAGACATGTCTGCTCTCGCAGATCGTATAGCTGCTCTCAAAGAGGGGTCGCAGGAGTGGCTCGATGCCCGTGCGGAGTTGACGCAGCGCGAAAACGAGCGCCAACTTTACCTCGAACAGCATTATGCCGACCTGCTCTCACGATACAAAGAGGAGTGGGCCACTAAAGACATCAATGAGCAGGAGCGCATTACTCTCAAGGGTCTCGACTTGCTGCACGAGAAGGGCCTACTGAAGGAGACTGAGTATCAGGATATGCTCAAGCAGATAAAACTGCACTATGCTGAGCAGGAGTCTGAGCAAGAGCTGCACGACTCCAAGGGTGAGAAGTTCAAGCGTAACGCTAAGTCTGCTTATAATACGGCTTCCAACAAGGCTAAAGCATCATGGTCTGATGATCATCCTGAGGGTTCAAAGATTATGGATTTCGTCACCTCTGATGTTGACATATACAAGTCTACTCTCGACAACATAAAGGCTATGGAGCAGGAGGGGCTTATCTCGCATCAGGAGGCTATGGCTGCTATGGGCGAGGCTACAGCAGACATGTGCAACGGTCTTGTGGCCAAGTTCCAGGCTGCTATGGATACTATATCCCCGCTCATGAGCGCTATGTCTTCATACTATTCAGCGCAATCAGACTACGAGGTGAGCGTTACCGAGAAGAAGTATGAGAAGCTTATAAATGCTGCCGGCAACAATACCGCCAAGGCTAAGAAGCTCGAAGAGAAGAAGGAGAAGGAGGTTGCTAAAATCAAGTCTAAGTATGCCCGTAAGCAAGCTGCTATGCAGATTGCACAAGCTATTGCACAGACTGCTATCTCTGCCATTGCAGCCTATAGTTCTGCTATGCAAGGCGTGCCCTACCCTGCCAATATGGTTCTCGCTCCGATAGCTGCCGGCATTGCTGCAGCTGCTGGTGCTATCCAGATTGCCACCATCAAAAAGCAACAGCAGGCTCAGGCTGCCGGCTATTATGAGGGTGGCTTCACGGGCGGTTCACGCTATCGCCGTGAGGCTGGTGTGGTGCATGAGGGTGAGTTCGTGGCTAACCACAATGCGGTCAACAACCCAAGCATACTGCCTGCTCTACGTCTTATCGACGAGGCACAGCGCAACAACACTGTGTCGTCGCTTACCGCTGCCGACATCTCGCGCTCTGTAGGGCAAGGTGGGGCTACCGTGGTGTCTGCTCCTTCGGTTGTGGTCAACACTGACAACTCAGAGATTAAGGCTGCGCTCGATGATACCCGCAACACTATCGGTGCGCTCTCGGCTCAGATAGCCGAGGGCATCGAGGCTAAGGTCTACATCGATGGTCCGCACGGTGTGGCCAAGAACCTCGATAACTTCAAGAAGATGCAGGCCCGCACCTAATTCAACACTCAACATTCAACACTCAACATTCAACAATGATATATTGCACTATCAACGGCCAGACCGCATATCCTTCTGCGTCTGACAAGATTAAGGTGACTTATGCCAACCAATACATCGAAGACTCGGGGTCTTACACCTACGACATCTCGTTCCCGATGTCGATACACGCCAATCAGGTGCTGTTCGCCAACATCCACCGCTTTGACGTGCATAAGCGCTCGAAGTCGTTCAACGACTGCAAGCTTTACGCCGACAACCGTCTCTTCATCAGTGGCAAGGGCACGATTACAAGCGTGTCTGACAACACTGTCAAGATGCAGATTGTCGGGGGCAAGAGTCGCATCAAGTATAACTCGAAGTTTGAGAATCATTTCATCGACAAGGTGCCTTTCCCTAAGGTCTACATTACTCATGGCATCGACAAAGCCAAATATCAGGGCTTTGGCTTGACGCGTGTCGATGCTGAGCGCTACAAGAAGTTCATAATGGTTGACCTCTCTACAGATTTCCGTGTCGGCCAACCAGGCGTGGCTCTGTTCTACCCCATCTACGACGAGACTAACGACCAGGTGTCAAATTATATTAACCACGTCAATGTCAACAAGCTCGTGGTTGATGGCGTGCATTATCCGCACGGCCACATGGTCCAGATGTGGAACCTCGCCGTGCAGCCTAATCTCATATATGTGCTTAAGTGCGTTCTGCAGAGTGAGGGCTACAAGATTGTGCGCAACGACTTCGACGCTGCTCCTTATACAAGAATTTATATAGCTTCAGCAAGGCGCACAGCCAAGATTAACGAGGCGCTGCCTCATTGGTCGGTGTACACCTTCATCGAGGAGTTCCGCAAGCGGTTCAATGCTACATTCGTGTTCGACGATTTGGTAAAAGAGGTGAGCATCATTTCTACCAATGAGCTCACAAGCAACGATGCAGTGGCTTACGAGTGTCTGGGCGAATACTCGACAGAGTTTGACGAGGATGGGCTTGAGAATCTCGCCACGTCAAACGTTGAGTACTCGTTAGACGGTTCTGCCAATAGAGACTGGCGCGAGTCCATTCCGCTCTCGGTTCTAAAACAATACCCTATTAAGGAGTTTGACAGCGAAGAGAATATGAATTCTGCAGCTATGGCCATGTCTACTCGTGAGCGTCGCAGCACCATATTCAAGCAAGGGTTGTCTTATTATATTTGGGCGTTGTTGCCAAAAGACGGCAACCCGGAGAATAAAGATATGACTGAGCAGCGCACTGTGTGCGGTATGTTCAATCCTATACTGCGCGACGTTGAGAGTGACAATGCGATAGGTATCAAGATGATACCGGTGGCCATGCATCAGCGCAAACGACGCGCTGGCATAGATGCTTCTTTGCCTGTCAGCGGCGATTTGATGCCTAACAGCTATGTTGTCATGCCTTCAACCGCCAATGAGGGTGATTCTCTGCTCGACGGTATGAGCGAAGATGAAGACGGCGACTACTATCTTTCGGTGCAAGATGCCATGCAGGGCACAGAAGACAATACAAGCGAGGAGACCGCTGACGAACCGATGCGTCTGATGCTCTCCGACAACGCCGTTCGCGACCTTGATAAAAATATTACTACGGCGTTCCCGGCAAGCGGTAGCATGTCGCTCTACCCTATCGCTTACACTGACTTCCGCGAATTCAGTAAATGGGCTGGCGAGCGATTCTCATTGTCGCTCGAAGCTACAAATCTTTCGGTTAGCGGTTTGAAAAAAAATAATGGCATAAAGGTTGACATCGATGCGCACAACCTTTACACCATTAAGTTCATTGCTGATGATATTCCCGACCCTTCCAATATCTACATCTTCAACAACCGTAGATTTGTATGCCAGAAGATAGAGGTGGAGGTGACGGGTGAGGGGCTCGACCGCGTGAAGACTGGTTACTTCTACGCTATACTATAGGTCTCCGACGAAGTGCTTCGTCTCTTCGTGCACCACTTTCGGTCGCTTCAAATACTTGTTCGTTACTGATATGTCAGAGTGGCGCGCCTGGTCTCTCGCTACCACGATGCCCTGGGCGTTGGCGAGGTCTCTGATTCCGGAGTCCTTGAGCGAGTAGAATTGATAAGATGCCGGAAAGTTCAGCGCTTTCCGCATCTTATTCCATTCCTGCCGGAACCGGTTCACATATATCTGCTGCGGTCCGGGTGTCATGTTGGCTCCGAATAGGTAGTCCTGCGATGGGTAGTCGAAGACGTGCTGCTCGATCATCAGCTTCAGCACTGTGTCGTTGAGCGCTACGACCTGCCCCTTGCGGTTCTTGGCCACACTCTCCGATATATACACGCTTTGCTCCTTTATTGATATGTCACCTATCTTTATATAGCGTAGCTCGTCTGGTCGTATGAAGGTGTAGTACTCCATCATACACGCTAAGTAAAATGAGGGGTTGTTCTGTTGTGTCCACTCCCTCACCTTGCGCAGGTCTTTTGCCTCAAGCGGTGAGCGCAGCTTCTCGTCTTCGCGCAGCATGTGTATGCTCTCGATGGGGTTGCGGTCGATATACTTCCGCTCCGCTAACCATGTACAGAATGCTGACAGCCATGTGCGATAGTTGTTGCGAGATTTTGCAGAGAGGTCCTTGTCGAGGATGAGGTAGTCAAGAAAATCTACTGCGAAGGCTGTATTTAGCTGATAGGCATATTTTATTTTCGCCCCTACTTCTTCGGTGAAAACAGACAATTGCTTGAGCCTGCTTCGATAGTCGGTAGCGGTCTTCGGCTTGAGTATCCCCTTCTTCTCCGCTGCTTCAATATAGGTGCTGTATCTGTCGAACACTACGCCAAGTTCTGTGTACTGCCGTGTGTTCGTGGTGTTGACAAAAGGATTCCACCCGGATAAAAGTTTGTGTGTGAGATTGTAGACAAGCACGGCTGCAATTTTTTCTCTCTCCGCCCTGTTGTGGTAGCGGTCGAGCATGTAGCGCTTACGTTTAAGTCTGTCTGTAGTCGGATCGTAAGCGAAGAAATCAACGTAATAGGATTTACCCCGATGTATCCTCGGAAGGGTATACCCTATTATTTCTCTTGTAGATAAGAAATTTTTGGCTTTAGAGTACATTTTTTTACATTGTTCGGCTCCTGCCAACCAATGTGATTATACAATATGTGTCTGAGCTTGTGTCTGAGCCATTTCGATTCAGAGCACGAAAAATGCTCGTAACTTCTTGCTTAGCAAGCTGTTCCGAGCATTCGTAGTTGCGGAGGCAGGACTCGAACATGCGACCTCCAGGTTATGAGCCTGGCGAGCTACCAACTGCTCCACTC